TGTTACTTCGCTCTTTTCATTTCCTTTTCCCCCAACAAAAATAAGGTCATTGTTGGCAAATCCAGCACTATCCTCAACCGTTAAAGAAGTTCCGCCTGTATATTGAGAGGCTACATAAGTATAAGGCGTATCTAATATTTCTGGATTCTTTATAGTTATTATTCTCATTTCTTCTTATTCAATATTGATTTTAGTTTAGAGCGACGATATTCTCTTACACTCTCTTCAATACTATTCCTGCACTTGGCACATAAATCCAAAACACCATCTTCAAATACAACCCTATCAAGTGGTTGCTTAAATTCTTTTTTACATTTATCACAAATATATATTACTGCCATTATATCACTCCTCCTAATCCTAAAACACTAAAAACATTTTCCTCACTACCGACCGAAACAGTAGGAAGCGATGATCTCGCTCCATGAGGAAAACTACTTTCTACTGCCTTAGAAAACCGCAAACCGTATAAATAACCCTGGGTCTCATTCGTCATAGAGCTTCCATCAAACAGGGCAAAAATAGTAGCTCTATTATTGCTGTTTGTCCCCTTAGGATAATAGGAAGCCGATACCGTTTGGTAGAGGCTTCCATCCCGATAAAACTTCATCTGACTGCCTGTCCACACAATCGCATAATGATGCCAGCCAGAATGAAGAATATAACTAGAGTCAGAAGAAGCGTTATATACATTATTATCTGTATGTATCCACCAAACTTGCATCGTGTTATCATGATATTCCACAAAAAATTTATTCCACTCACCTGAAGCACCAGATCGCCAATAGTTCATTAGTTGTCTTCCATTTCCAGTTTGCGGTAGCTTTCCCCAGAACTCAATTGTCCTTAGAGGATAAGTGCTACTGCCCCAATACCCCGCATCCTGAGACCAATCGTTTCTATAGAGATAATGCTCATCTCCCCCATCAGCATAAATTGACTTGTAAAACGGAGCGTCTGACGAGTATGAACAACCAGCACTTGACAAATCGCAATCTGGCGTTAACTGCCCGCCCGCATAATCATTAAGAGTGCTGTCGAAATAATAAAGCGAAAGAGTGTTGCTATCCTTCCGTGGAACAAATATCTTCGTCCTGTCTGCTGGAGGAGAACCAGCACCAGAATAGCCATAATAAAGATAATAATTGCTATCAGAACTACCAGAAGAAATAGCATTATCAATAGCAAAATACCAAGCAGTATCTGAATAGATGTAACGATTCTTTTCCGTCCACGAAGTGCCGCCATTCCACCTAACAATTCTCACATCGTTTCTATTAGCAAGTTTTTCTGTAAGTGAGCCGAGATTAAAAGTCCCTTTTGCTAAAAATGTTGAGGGAACAGCACTAGAACCTGCACTAACAGTTAGTTTTCTTCGATACTTATATCTGGCATCCCACCAAGTTCCAGCACTCATTTTCTATCATTGTTCACACTCAACAGTAACGAACAAATCAACAGCACTGCTTACGCTGGTAATATCAAGCGTAAGAACCTGACCAGCAGTTAGACTAGCACTCGTAATGCTGGTAGTTGAACCAACACTACTGCCAGCAGTGAAAGTGTCGACTGTAGTCGTATTCTTTTGAATTCGCACTCCAGCAGAACCACTGCCAGTTTTATACCAAATTTTTTTAACAGTCATATTCTGGGGAACGATATATTTCATCCCTTGCTCATCGCCTGTTACCAGCGTTCCCTTTATTCCCCAAGTAAAAGCACGATTGACCTTCTTTGCATCAACATAAGCCTTAATTGATTGTTGAGTAGCCAACGCTGTAGCCGAATTAGAAGCCATATCGTCTTCATCTTTAATGGCTGTACCCGAAACACTGCCGTTTATCTTTGGAGAATCAAGAGTTTTGTTTGTAAGAGTTTGGGTAGCTGTTTTACCAACAGCCTTATCAGAGCCAGTTACTTCACTTAACTTGTAGTCGTGAGAATCAGTGTCAGCAGACCCATCAATTCCCACCTTTGCTTCGATTTTTTCAATTGCGTCATTTATATCCTGATGCTGGGTAATGTGATTTGGAGAGTTTAACTTATCACCGCTCTGGGGATCAGTAAAAGAATCTAATGCGGTCGGAAAACTTGATGCCATATCAATAAATCTTAATAAACAAATAAACCATTAACTAATTATGGCACAACTAATTACTGGATGTCAACAGATGGCTTATCTTCTTCTACAGAAACTGATATAGATTTTCTCTCAACACTAATAGCAAGAGCATTCCTTGAAGTTGCAATAGCTGGAGTAGAGGAATTTACATTTACTCTTGAGACGCTTCTTGAAACGCCCATCTTGGGAGCATAAGGATACAGCAAAGTTGTTGTCGTTGAACTAGACGTCGATGACGACGTACTAGTACTAGTAGTAGTCGTTGACGTACTTGTCGATGTGCTCGTACTCGTCGATGTAGATGAAGATGTGCTCGTCGATGTAGATGAAGATGTAGATGTAGATGTGGTCGTCGTCGACGTCGACGAACTTGTACTAGTCGATGTACTAGTAGAACTGGATGTACTTGTACTGGTAGTAGTTGTAGAAGTTGACGTTGAAGTAGAAGTAGAGGTTGATGTCGAAGTAGAGGTTGATGTCGAAGTAGAAGTTGATGTTGAAGTAGAAGTTGATGTTGTCGTCGATGTACTAGTAGTTGTTATCTCAGTATAAACAACTTCTAGCTCAGGCTTATTAGTTGCACTATCCCCAGAAGCTATTCCCAAAATGTGGAGATCTGTTGGAGCAGTGTTATTCAAATCGTGTTCTGTAATAATAGCAATTTTCGTCTCACCAGTCGGATTTATAAACCCGATTCCATCACTGTTCAAGCTAATCGACATTTCTCCAGTGCTGGAAGAATACCCGCTAGAACCAGGAGTAGTAAAATCTACAGAGCTATAATCACTGGTGCTATACGGCGTATTAGCACTATGACTGACAACATAAATTACTGGAGCATTAGTTACATTCTTCCCATAGATCTTTAGAGTAGCAGAAGTAATTGAAATATTATCTGGCAAAGCAGAAGTATCAAAGTTAATAAAAACCCTTTTATTTGTATAGCCACTGTCAGAATCGTAACTTGACTCGATTGTTACAGTTTCATACGGCGTCCAAACGAACTGTGAGCTCGAACTGTCTCTAGCACCACTCCAGGTTGACTCCTCTATCCTACCGAGTTCGGAATCTGAAGCTGGTGCAGTAAAAGTCATCGTCGCCATATTTCTCTAGTATAACATTAAACCATATTCAAAGGTCGACACGCTCTACCCTTCCTCTTCTCCCTCTTGCTACAGTAGGATGATGACCAGGATTTTCCCATAAAGAAGCCCAATTATTCCACCTTAATTTATCATCAAAAACAATCCCTTGTTTTTCCACTTCTTCCATCTTCTTTTTAGTTGTGTCGGGAGAGCCAGAGCTTCCCCAAAAATGATAGACCCACGAGCGAGAAGTAGCAACCATTCTATATTTTCCTCCTCCCCAATCTGGATCATAAGCCCTACCGTTGAGATCATAGTCTTCCCCACCACCAGGATAAAAGCGTTCATCAAAAAAGCCCACTTTCTTGAATAAGTCCATTCTGAAAGTAGTTCCCCAGGTTACAATTCCATCAATCCAGCCATGAACATTATTAAGCAACCAATTGTATCCTTCTTCTGTTTTTGCTCTTTCTAGGTCAATTGGCCTCCCGTTCTCATCTACATACAGCACTCCTCTTCCATCCTCCGTCAAAATCCTTCCCTCAGGAGCCTTTCCGCCATATCCCCAAGCTGCCTCACAAGGAGACATTGGATTTACGGCCAAACAATTTTCTCCAACCATCTTAAATGTCTCTTCTATCCCCGACCACCATTTTTTATTCAGAAACAGGACGTCGTCATTGAAACAACTTACATAAGGCGTGTCTACCAGCCTGATGCCAGTATTCATTGCCTTAGCAAAACCAAGATTTCTATAAACTCTGATATACAAATGAACCCATTTCTTTACCTTTTCGTATACCCCGCCTGGAGTCTGATCAATGAGAATTACTCTAAAGATCCCAGGGTCAGTATTCTCATACAACGACTCCAGGCAGGGCACGATGAAATCGTTTCTAATAATTGGTATTACAAACGTCGTCCTTAATTTCATTTCTCAAGTCTTTTCTTCCAGTAGGTAATAACTCGGTCAAGCCCCTCGTCAAGACTGATTTTCGGCTCCCAGCCAGTGTATTTCTTAATTTTGTCGTTTTTAGAATTGAGGTAAAAAATCTCTCCAGGTCTAATTTCAAACTGATCCCAATGGACCGTTCCATGCCAATCCAGTTTCCTAGCTATTTTCTCGACAAGCTCCCTGATTGAGAGACCGTTAGCTGGACCAACATTGAACACTTCTCCATAAACAGCTTCGTTATCTGTTTCCATAAGCGTTTGATAAGCATCGACCATGTCATCGATGTAAATAAAGTTCCTTACTGGTTCGCCCCTTCCCATTTTGATTTCCTTTGGATTCTCTAGCATCCTGGTAACGATGGCCTCGACTACGAAATAACTATCGTGCTTCCTTCCATAGCAATTTGTTCCTCTAATAGCCGCAAATGGAAACTTATACGAACGCCACATATACTGCAAATACAACTCTGCTGCCCTTTTGGCTACAGCATAGGGGCAATTCGGCTTTAGCTCAATATCTTCAGTAAAGGGAACTGGGTCTTGGACGCCATAGACCTCCATCGTCGAAGCAAAAACAAACCTCTTCAAGTTTGGCAGCGTTTCCCTTGCCGCCTCAGCCAAATTAATCGTTCCAAGATAGTTAACCTCAGTTACCTCTTGAGGATGATAAAAGCTATAGCTCACTGGTGTAATTGCTCCCAAATGGACAATATAGTCTGGTTCAAATTCCTCCAATGCCCAACGCAAAGTGTAATAATCACGCAAATCCCCCTTGAAAAGCATAGCCTTTCCCCTGATTGACTCAAGGGTTGGACCATATGTTGGATGGTGCCTAATTAGGCCACCAACTACATAGCCATCTTTGTGTAGCTTCTGAGCCAAATGCGACCCGATGAAGCCACCAATACCAGTAATAAAAACCTTCCCTTTTCTTGAGAAGGTCCGTCGCACTTCGTTTTTCATGCTGCCTCCTCTATTAATTTAACCCATAACGGCATAATTTTTTCTGCTGAATAGTTTTCCTCGATAAAGTGTCTATATTCCTCAGAATCATATGGCTCATTGAGGATTCTATCAATTAGCTCATCTAGAGACGTCCAGACATATTTTCCCCAAATATCTTTTGCTCCAACAAAGTTATGAGGAAATGCCTTAATTCCCTTGGCCATAGCCTCAGCAACAGTCAGCGAAAATGCCGCCTTTTGTTCAAAGGTAATCAGAAAATTCTTATCTTCAAGCCACTCGTCAATACTTCTCACTCTGTCAGTATAAAAAATGAAATTATCTTCTAAACCAAGCTCTCTAACAATGTGGTACATATACCTCGGCTGCCAAGAATGAACGCCCTTCAACATATCCCCACGCAAATGAACTTTCCATCCCCGATCGCCAGTTCTCTCAATAAGAAGGTGAAGAAATTGAGGAATCATTTCTGGTGATTTGGCGTGCCACATCTTACCAATCACCGCAATATCTTTCCCCTTACCGTCTCGATAATCAAACTTCCATTTATTAAGATCGATTGTCAATGGAATGTGCCTAATTTTCAAATGAGGAAATCCAGAGAAATCAAATTCGTAGTCCATAAATTCCCAAATATGTTTTGCCATATATACCAAATGGGTTACATTACTCCAGTTAACATACCTATACTGGTTTGCATAAACTTCAATGTCAACTGGCCTTACGACAATCTTCTTGTTTTTCCAATTATATTTTTTCCCCTTCCATTCCCACTTGCTAAGCTGAATCGCATTATTAGCTGCCCACTCACAAATCACAACGTCAGCCCACTCAACTAGCTCTGGGTCAAAATAAACTGACCTTTTTACCTCGTAATTGAGACTACACAACCAGTCATACAAAACCTGGGTTGTTGCCCACCCCCTACCAAGATCGTCGAAAATTACAACTTTCTTGCTCATTTTTGGGCCACTCCAATAAAATGGTTTCCCTGCATAAATGAATGAAACATCTTCCAACCACAATCTGTTACTAGTTTAACAATCGAGTCTCTAGTAAAAGTTGTGTTGTGGAATGGGTTTGCTCCCGCCTCTTCATTAAGCGGGACGGAAAAGACAAATAGCCTGTTTGCCCTTCGGTAGAATTTCTTAACCAAGTTTTCTGGATTAACTAAATGCTCCAGCGTCTCAATCGATACAGCAACATCACAACGCACTATATCTCCCCTCTCTAAATCAGTTACATGAAAAGCGGTATTATCCGTTTTTCTAGATACAGCAACACTAACTGCTCTTCGATCAATATCGTATCCGTGGACAAATTTAGCCACCTCAGCCAAAAGTCTACTGCCGTAGCCAGTACCACAAGCTGCATCGACAACTATCTCCCCAGGATTGACAAATCCCCTCGCCAGCAAATATCTAGCAATGTGAGCATTATCGGCCCCAGATGGATTTTTTAGATTAGGATCGTACCAGCCAGGCATTAGAGAAACTCCTTTCTAATTAAATCCCAATCGTCCTTAGGCAAATTAGTTGGCGAATGGCCGTGGTCTTCGGGTTTCATGTTTTTGTCGTATCCCCAATTCTCGTCTCCAAAAACGTGGTAGCACCTAACATAACTTGCCCATCCGACTTTTTTGCCCTCTTTTCTAATTCTCTCAGAAATCCAGTACTCCTCATGTCCTCTTAATGGTCTTCTATCACACCACGCCCCCAGCTTCTTCACCAAAGCAGTACGCATAATTCTCATATAGCCAGGAACGTGAGAGAATTCAAGAACTTCTGGCGGCCCGTCTCCAAATATGTCTCCAGTTCCGACCAATACTTGTGGTCTCAAAGCTATTGCTCCGTATTCTGGGTATACCCTCATCAACCTAATAAGCTCTCCTAACCAGTCTTCTGCCTCCCACAATTTATTTCTTGGTCTGGGAACCAAAATGTCGTTGTCTGTAGAAATGAATAAATCGCTTTCGACAAAGTTCATTCCGATATTCTTAGCAGCCTCCAGGCCGTAGTTCTTATCCAACTTAACATAAATATCGGCCTGGTCGGTTAACCACCACTGAAACTCCCTCTTAGAACCATTGTCAATAACGATAAGCCTGAACGGCGTTTTTGTGTTCTTTTTTAGTGTCTTAATACAAAGCCGACAGATATCCTCACGCCTCCACGTAGTTAGAACGATATCAGTCGTTTCCATAAGGCAACTCCTTTTGTCCCCTAATCATAACCACATAAGGAGCAATATTTAACTTCTTTGGTTCATAATGCCTAGTGAGCATATAGAAAAAAGCCCAGTCATCACCCCAAGGATTACCTAAATCTTCTCTTTCGCCATAGATTTCTACTAACTCTGGGAACATTTTTTTGATTTTTCTGCCAAAGGTATATGGATCTCTTGCTTCGGGCAAAAAACCCGTTTTTTCTAAGCAGGCACGCCTGAAAATAAAGCCTCCACTCATAATGTCTCCTGACCCAAAAATCTCGTCTTTATGATGAACCAGCGGCATTCTTAGTGAAACGCCCCAATTGTTCCAAACCACAATACCACCAAAATAAAAAACGTCGTAATTAGGAAATCTTCTCATTGCCTGGTCCAAAACCTCCAAATAAAATGGCAGGTAAAAATCATCCGCATCAAGCCAGCAAATCCACTCTCCCGTCGCTCTATCCATTCCTATGTTTCTAGATATAGCCTTATGTTGGTGCTCGGTGCTGTGTAGCAGAGTTATTCTCTTATCAATCAGCCTAAACGAATTAGCAATGCCACGACTTTCATCGGTTGAATTGTCATCAACAATAATATATTCCCAATCCTCAAACGACTGATTGATTACTGACTTAATTGTCCTTGAGATGGTTTTTTCGCCGTTAAACACTGGCGTGATTATGCTAAATTTTGGATTACTCATTTCGCTAGCTTTTTTGCTAAATTACTATTCTTGTAACGATTGCCTACAACAGTAAGAATTTTTCCCTTTTTTCCTCTCCATCTGCCAATATTCCAACCGACCCTCTTATCATCCCAAGCAACAACAATGTACTTAACATTACTCGCATCCAAAAGATCTCTAATACAAACTATGTCGCCCTCCCTAATAGGAACACCAGTTATATCAAACATTCCAGTAAACTGCCTTGGTCTCCAGGGTTTTTCTAAAGCCATTTTCTATTTAGTTCTTCCGCAACTAGCAATAACTTTGATTCAAACGCTTTATTAAATGCCTTGAGGTCTTTCGGCAAACATTTCCCCCTAACTCCTCGCCTTCCGTTAAATACTACTCTAAGATGATTTTTTCCAATCCACTTTCTGGCATACATTGCCTCTCTGACAGTGTCGTAATCACAACCAACTTTCTGACAGATATCGTAGATTTCGTTAGCAAAAACTACTTTTAGAGCATAAAACGTATTTATGGCACACTTAATCATTTCTGAAGTTTTTGTGTCGGTATGAAAAATCGGGTAGCCCCTATACCTCGCCTGATATAAAGCAACTACTTCCTCGCCATATTGCTTTTTTTCTGAGCCAACAACAATAATATCAGGATGCTCTATGTCCTCCTCCCAAGTCGATTGGGTCAAAAACTCTGGATTGTGAACAACACAATCAATACCAAGAGTATTCATTATGTGTTGGCACTGCCCAGGCGTCGTCGTCGATCGAATTATATAAATCTTTTGCCCTCCAGGATATTGCTCTATCTGCCTAATAATAGCCAGAATATCATCTATCTTATGCCCGCTTTGGCTTGGAGGCGTCGGTAAACAAATAAAAACATATCTCTTTTTTTTAGCGATTTCTTCAAGGGTAATCGTACTACCACGCAGATCGAAATAATCTTTAATCCCAAAAGCCTTCCTGGTAGCATTGCCAACTATTCCCAGCCCACCGACAACTACTGCATTATCCATTTGTCTTTTTTTTCTTAACTAGTAATTATTTGTGCAAAACTAAACGAATAACAGAGGCTTTAGATAGCGGTTAAATACTGCCTCTAAATTTCTTTCCTTTCTCAGCTTTATCTGCATAGCACTAACAAAATCATTCCGCAAATGGTAAGCTATCATTCCCGCTGTCTCTAGATGATAAGCCTCCTCCGAGGCATATCTCGTCTCTGTCCTCGTTCCTTCTTTATAGGCGAACCTATTGTCAGCCAATACATCCCAATTAGAGGAAAACTTCCTGTAGATGGCATTCGGTCCATAAATGTTCCTCATAGGTGGAAAATCTTGATTGAGAACTAAAACTGCTCCAGCAACACCAGCTTCTTGAGTTGTTAGAGAATATGTTTCCGACACTGATGGATGAACGTAAACATTGCTAATCATTTGCAGTTTTGCAACCGTCTCCCAAGGAACTCTAACCCTCCATTTCTCATCAAACTCAGAAGTAAAAGTAATTTCCATCGGAGTTAAACCCCAGTCTGCCGCCAGCCTTTTCAACTCATCACGATAAACAACCTTATCACCACCAGTAGAATGAAAGTCGACAATTATTACTCTTACCTCCATATCGAAATCTTTCAGCTTCGCCATTGTCTTAATCACATATTCAACCTGCTTTCCCCGATCAAGCCTTACTGGATAAGTACAAATGGCATCGGCAAAAAGAACTTTCTTCTCTCTAACCAGCTTTTCCAAAATTTCATCAAAGCCAAAAAATCTTGGCACATCAATTGGATGAGGAACAACTTTTACGTTGCTTATATGGACGCCAAAATTTTCTGGAATAGTCTCTTTCATCAGATCGTTAAAGGCAATATAGAAAGAGTTAGGAAATGGCTCTTTAACAAGGTTTATATATTCGTCCTTAAAGAATGGTCGCAAATTAGCAAGCGTGTATGGCGGAGTAGCAGAATGAATCCAATGAAGCCACCTAATATTTTCGTATTTCTTCGCCACTTTTCTACAAGCAATATTATGTTTGAGGGCTGAGGGTTGATAAACAAAATCGTGGGTTAAAACCACATCAATGTCCTTCAAATGTTTCTCAAAGGCTTCTGTCAGTTTTTTTACATCTTCGTCAAAAGTAGGATCTTTTTTGACTTCATTATGGCAAGGGACAATCGGTATTTTCCTAACCTCAGCATTCTTATATTCTTCAATCGGCTCGAAGGACTCAGAGACAATCACCACGGGCCTAAAACTACCAAGACGAAGCATTTTAATTTGATCTTGGACAACCCTATTAAGAGAATAAGCAGGGTCAGCAGAATTAAAATTAGTAGCAATACATACTTTCCTCATCTTGCAAGAAAATAGTAGCATACAAGGTATAAGTTGTCAATAACCAATTATACTACAACAATACCATATTATCTATTTCTGCTTACTAGTAAGCCCATCAATCATTCTCGCTAGCTTATTTATTAGTGGCGTTATTCTATTCTGCCACTCTTGCCCAGTCCAACGGGAATTGAATAGAACTTGACTAATAAGAACTAACTCTTCTCTAGTGAGCCTTGGTTCCAGTCTAGGTTGTTTTTCTTTCTTGCTTTTAGCCATTATTCACCTCCTTTTTTAATTCAGTAATTTCGTTTTCCAGTTTTTCAACCTTAGAACTCAATTCTTGTATTGCGGCAATGTTGTACGGAATTAGAGCCGTATAATTTATATCCCACAAATCAGTATTTTCGTCTTCGGGAACGCCTACAATGTCTGGCAACACCCTGTACAGCTCCTGAGCACACAGGCCATAAGACCATTTTGCATGGGGTTTATCAGCAAAAACTAATGAAACCTTACCTAACTTCTCGTCTTTTTTCTTCTCAACATCTATTGCGTGATATTGGATTGGATTGAGCTGATTGATAATATCCAACGCTCCTGTAAGCCTTGTTGTATCTGCTTTAGCTCTTTCATCAGAATAGGTAACCCACTGATTGGCTCTTCCCCGACCAGCTGTACTTGCAATGTTGGGAAGTTCGAGCCTATATCCAGGACTCGTCGTTCCGATGCCGACGTTGCCACTTTCCGTAGCCAGATTAACACCCGCAAATACTGTCCCTCCAGTTAGGCGGTGTAAATGCCAAGGGTCCCAAGTATGAGTACCGTGGTATAGAATCATTCTCTGTAGTCTCAAAACAGCGGGTAACGGATTTGTGCCGTAGAGGGTAAGCTTCAATTTGTAAATGTTGTAACTTGACCCAGAAGGAGCAGAGAACCGTGGTAAGAGAACAACGTGGTCTTTAATCGTAATATCGTCATCAAACACAGTCGTATAACTCGATGCCGAATTATCCCAGACCTCTATCTTGGCAGAAGTGGGATAAGCCGAGGTTTCCCCTCTGAAAGTAAGAGCAAGTCTATAAAATCCTGAGGCCCTGTTAGGAATTGGATTCGAGGCACAGTCAACCTCGATGACAATCGGGTACGGTGATGTTCCTGAAGCCCAGTCGAGATACGATGAAGTATCTTCAAAAATAACGCCGTGGTCCCCTCCAGGGTCAGGAGTTATGGTTACGCTTCGATTAGGTTCATGCGTCAACAAAGCAAACTCATCTTGCTGGTCTAGTGCAATAATACTGTCGATATTGGGTTCCCGTGCAATATAGACATTATCAAGCCTCTTGTCCGCCGAGTTGGTTAAACCCAACTCGAAATCATCTGAGAAATGGCCTGTCCCAGCTACATCTAACTTATACTCTGGACTCGCCGTCCCGATGCCAACTTTACCATCCTCGTCTATCACCATTTGGTCGGACAAACTCCCTGAGTTGCTCGTTTGGAACACCAACCTACCATGCTGATAGTCATCATCACCACGCTCACCATATATTTTTGCTGCTACATGGTCGAAAGTCGAAAATTCATTATAAAATTCTATCGCCCCTAAATCCTCCCTGTTAGTAAAAGCAGAACCAGTTAATCTAATATCACCATTTACATCTAATTTTTGTCCTGGACTCGTCGTCCCGATGCCGACGTTATCGGATGTATCAATAACCAACGGGAAAGTATGGGAAGTATGGTTTCTTATCGTGAAATTAGGTGAACCATATTGCCCAGCTAACCACTTTTGTAATACCCCGCTATGTTTAGCTGTCCACGTAAACGCAGCATACGCACCCTCACTCGACATATTACCATAAGCTCCTTTCCCAGCCGCAGCATTCTCAAAAAACACATTAAGGTCCTTGTTCGCAATATTTTGATAAACGTGTAACTTATACTCTGGACTCGCCGTCCCGATGCCAACGTTGTCGCCAACATATAAAGAATTAGAACCTAAATCCACATCTTGGTTCGCTCCAGAATACGGCACATACTGGTTTGCCAAAACCTCAGTCGTTGTCGGCATTGACCAGCGGGTCATCGAGTCATCCTCGTAGTAGATAGTTAAAGACGGAGCGTTTCCTGTTCCTGTTACGTGAGCGTAAATCTTGCCCACAATCCTGCTCCCTGAGGCGGGGATATGGTCTTCGTCCAAAATCAGAGGGACAATGTATTGTTGACTGGTTTCCCCAATGACATCGCTGTAGGCTGAGGTCGCTAGCACCACCTCTGAGTTATCGCTCTTTCTCTCAACTAACTGCCAGTAAACCTGAATGTCTTTATTGCCCCCCGTCTTTTCAGCAAAGATTGAAAGGTCATAAACTCCTAAAGGCAGAACTGGTGGTGTGTCTCCGTCAGCATTTATCCAGCCAGCAATGTAGTCTCCGTCGGCAAGGTTGTTTCCTGAAATCGATTGTTGGGTGCTTCCTAAATCAGCAATCTTGGTGGTTGTTAGCTTATAGTTTTCTGTCCCAGAATCGGTATCTGTCGCATACCAGTCAACTATCAGAGACGAGACAATGTAGTCCACATACCGCTTGTTGACAAATTGGTCTAGGTCATTGAAGTCGGAGATTTGAGCATCTAACTTAGGAATTCCGCCCGATACTGTTTGGGGAGTTGATTGGTCAAGTTTGATGTAGCGAGTATCGAGCTCAGAAATTGGACGCCTAGAAAACCGAACACTGCCACTGATCATTCGACCTCCTTATAACTAAACACAATTGTTTTCCCTGCCGAAGAACAGTAACAATAAACTTGTTGGTTAGCACCCAAATCTAGTGCCACCTTTTCCCCAGACTCAAGAATTACACCATTAGAAGCAGAGTTCTCATAGCCCCAGTAAATATCAGTGTCAGAATTATTGTAAACAACTAGAATATACTTTTTTGTAGGAGCAGTAGGTGGAACAGCATAAGCCGTATCAGCATTAGTCAGAGTAACCGATCCATTGGAGCCCGTACCAGCGGGGTATTGGTCGTCAATATAAAACTGGTCAATAACATTACCAGAAGAATCAACTATTTTCGCCGAAATCGGCTCCTCGCTTAACCTTCTTCTTGCTACTCCCTGCTCCATACTTATAATTATACCATTCTAATAGCATCGACTTAATAACGCTTATCTGCCCATCAATAAAATCTGTATTCTCGTTTCTTCTAAACAGCTCTGACCGTATCTCTTCCAACTGCTTTAATCTCTCAATTAGTCGCTCAAGAGCTGGAAAATACCAGCCATAATAAAGGCGAAATAGTTTTAGCCGCCTAAATAGTCTAGATCTCGTGAGCAATGAGTTGAACGGTAAAATTTTCATCTTTACTAGCATTTCTGATTTGTAATGTATAATTGCCGTGCATTGGAAGCTCTATTAACTCGTTTAGAACGCCGCTTTCATTATCACGGTAATAAATGGTATCGCCGTCAACATCAACTATAGAAACGTCAAATGTCGTATCGGAAGAAGCAAACTTAACGATTATTTGTCGCAAGAAAGCACCAAGCGAGAAAGAAAAGTCTATGTTCGCAGAACCAGAAATAGTCGTATCAGTTTTTCTGATACGATTTATGATTTTTGCCATCGCAAGATTATCGATATGATACTGTTACTTCCGCTCCCGTACCAGAAATAGTAGCGTAAGCCCCATTAGCAAGCTGGATTGGATGTGAGAACGAAACAGCTTCTGTAGAGCTTGCTACAGCAGCCAACTTTAATACTTCTGTTCCGCTATTATCTTCACTATTGTGGATTACCACAGTAGCATTAGCACTTCCAGCGGCTAAAACTACAGCATAAATTTCACAGCCCGCATCAGCAACTTTGCCACTACCAGTTAGTTTTTTAACATTCGTAGTAGTCAGCTTATGAATCATGTCCTCCTCCACAATCAACCATTAAAATCTTCCATGTTTTTTAGTAGGACCGAAACTTGGTACGAAATCCCTTTGAATGCCTGGGCCATACCAGCCAACTCCGTCTTTATCATACACAACTTCCTGCACTCTGCCCCCAATTACCTCTTTAACCGCTTTTCCTCTAGCTAATTGTGGCATATCGACAAAGCCTTCATCCTCAGCAGCAGATCGATCAATTTTCTTTGGTGCAACAAGAACTTTCTTCGGTTTTGCCTCAGCAACATTCTCAATCCCTCCTTCTTCCTCGACAACCTCTTCTTTCTTCTTCTGGTGCCTTCTTTCACAGGCCTTTACATGAGCATTATATCCCAATTGTGATTTGCATTCCCTACCACAAATCGGGCAAATCAACTTGCCTACTTTTTTCTTCGCCACTTTCTTTTGATCAAGCTCTTTCAAAAAACCATAGGTATTTAAGAAATAATCAGCAAGGTCATACTGGTCCTCAGTAAATGCTAGCGTTTGACCTGGCTTCATCTCATAAATTGCCCCATCATAAACTGTCTTAATAGGAGCATTTGCTTCTTTTGGATTGTGTATGTATCTCATATTATTTCTTTGCTGGAGCGAGGGCCTGCCCTTCCCCCGCTCCAGCCACAACTAACCTGTAACTAATTAGGTCGTTGATGTCGACGTTGTCGTTGTCGACGTCGATGTTGTTGTCGTTGATGTCGACGTCGATGTCGTTGTTGTCGACGTCGACGTTGTCAACACAATTCCTCTCCAAACAGTCCCATCGTATACCATGTACGCATTGTTAGTGGCATCATAGTACACTTCATAGGACTTCGGATTTGACGGACGGCTAGTACGTACCCTTCCAGCAAATTTCTGAAAATGAGTTCCTTCGGCCATCTTTGCCTCCTTCTAACGTACTAACCATTAACTTGAATATGCTGCTCCATCACCCTTGGAGCCCCATACTCCTCTCCAGTCAGACCATCCCTTACTAAACCTCATTCTAGCCTTGAACAAGGCCATCCCAGTATCGAAGGCGTTATCCTGCTTAAATTCAGGCTTAACCCTCCAGAACCAGGTTAAGAGATGGTTGTTGGAATCAAGTAAGAACCAAGCAGTATTGCTGGTTAAGTAGTGCCAAGCAATGACCTTTAGACCAAGACCACGATAATAGTTAATATCGTTGTCAGCAGTCTCTGGCCTTCCAGCTGATTCGGTCAAAATGCTGGCCGTTTTCCTCAAGGTGCGAGGAACTAAAAGAATATCCGCTTCAGCGGCAATCTTCATACCCTTGTCATCCAGCTGTGATTCAAGGGCTAAGATTCCAGTATTCAAGTTGTCCTCATTAAGAACAACTCCAGTAGATGAGGCATTGCTTTGAGCAGTGCCACCATCAGCCCTAGGATGAGCAGTTGAGCACAAAGGCTTACTATCTCCACCCTTATAACTGGAATCAAACGCATTATTGAAGACTGTAGCAGCATAATACTCAGCTGTCCTGCGAGCAGCAACAGCGAGCTGTGCTGGTTTTCTATTCATAATCCTGTACAAATCATCCTCGTACATTTCTTCAGAAATTTTGAATCCCTTAGTGTACTTTTTGTGAGTATAAGTCACATCATACATCTGTACAGGATCCTCGTAGACAATAGAGCCTCCTTCGTCGGTTTCGTTGAAGTATCCGAAACCAGAAATAGCAGAATCGCTTTCACTCTGCTTATCGGAGGTATCTACCTTAAAGATTTGCGGGAAAACCTCAGGCAATTTTTCATACCTGTCATCAAAGATTTCCCGAAATCCTGGCTCCAGTAGGTCGCCAAATGAGCTTCTGTACGCTGGCATTTTCCCTCCTACAACCTATTAACTAATAATATTCAGCTTATTGCTGAGCATAAGGATCTAACTGGCTCTCAGCGATTCTCCAGATCCCTTTGGAAGCATCGCCATCACCATCTGGATCAAGACGAATAAGCTGGAACGCACCAGCAGAATCACTTCCGTCTTGATCAGCAATTTGATCTTGATCTGTCAAGTCAAAGAACTTGAGCAGGTCTGCAGCAGCTAAATCACCAGCAGCATCGTTATACCAAAGAGCGTACTTGTCGGTAACGACAATAGCTTTAATCTGCTTGTCGCTCATATTGTCAGATGCAGCGGTATAGGTCTTGTTGTCAGAATCCCAAGTACCATCATAGGTACTGGCTGGAGCATTATCTAGATCAATACCATCTTTATTCACAATACCAACAACAATGCCCAAAACCTTGCTCCCAGCAGTTGCTCTCATGCAGCCACCGCCGCTAGCAAAAGTTTGCAGCTTAACGGCATCGCCAACCTTAACGGTTTGGCTGTTGGCAATAGGAACATGGATGGCTACTGGATTCTCAGCTCCATTCAGCTGTCCACGATATTCAAATCCTGCCATTTTAACCTCCTATCAACTTGTAACACCATAACCTTTTAACTTTTTAAGCCCTCTAATATATGCCTCAACTCCACCAGGCATTCTTTCTGCGACCTTCCGCTGTTCGGGCGTAAGCTGAATTTCCCCTTCGCTACTACCAGCAGAGGAAGTTGAGGGCATTGCCGCCCGATCAGTTTTCTCTTGTCGATCAGAAATTTCAGACAACATCTTTTTCAAAGAGTCATCCTTATTAGCGGCAACAATAAATGCATCTTCTAAAAGGGCTGGTAATCTGTCGAGTGGAATATTTTTTGGATCATCCACCCATTTTGCCATTTCCCTGCCAATTTTTCTTCTAATTTCTTTTTTGCTTTCCTCGTCAAGACTCACAATTCCTTTTTCTCGCTCAAACTCTTCAATAATTTTCTGAGCAAGTACTTTGCGAGCCTCAGGATCGACAGCAGGTCCACCCTCTTTTTTGTTGCCAGACTCTTTGTTTTCAAGGTTCTGGACAGGATTTTGTCCTGAGAGTTTTGCTTTCACCTTGTTAAGCAGTTCTTCGTCGCCCCAGATGGCTTCTAATACTGGAGCAACATCCTGCTCAAACTTGCGGTAAGTTTTCAACTCTTCTCCCATCTCAGTAATCTTCTTCTCCGCCTCTCGGTAAGATTTCCAAACATCCTCTTCTTTCTTAAAGCCACGCTCCTGTGCTTCTTTCCACCAGTCTTGAAGTCTCTGTTGCTCCTCTTTTTCCTCCTGACTGGTATTGGAGGAAGAGGTTTCCTCTGAGGTTTGCTCCCCCTGTCGCTGGAGCTCCTCATCTCTTGGAGTTTCATCGGCCATAATTACTCCTTTCTGGGCCCCGACAATCGGGGTTCCCCATACTTCAGAGCGAGACCCGTGCCAATAGGGTTGCCTCTAAAGTATCTTAATTTTTAATTACCTGATGTTAACACACAAAAAACTGGCATGTCAACTATTTCTTCTTTTTCTTCTTTCTCTTCCGTCTCTTTCGAGGTCGCCAACCCAACTTTATCATTGTTCCATAAATGTACCGCCTTGCACGCCTACTCTTAGTCGTGCCGAATTTTTTCCTTGCCTGTTTTTTTAATTTTCTCTCTAACCTCTTAGGCATTATTACCTCCTCCTTCTTTTTCTCCTTCTTGCTAACTTTCTCAATGTTATTGCCAATCTTGCCCGTCTTCCAATCTTGCCTTTTTTCTTCGCAGCCGCTTTTAACTTACTAGAGGGAATCTTCTTTCCCTTTTTGATGCCTAATTGACGTCTCAAGGCACCCTTCTTCTTAATAGCTCTCTGTATCCATTTCCCACTTTTCCTTTTTCTTGTAGCTCTTTTTCTCGCCATTCTATTCACCTCCTTTTCTCGCTTTCCGAAATATACTCAAGAATTTGGGTAATAAGCGGGCTTTTTGTATGTTTAAGAATAACATCAGCATAAGACCTATTTGGCCCGTAAGCACCAAGAGCAGTTTTTGGATTGCCATAGTAATCAGTTAATCTTCTATAGTGTCTGGCGGCGAATCTAGCAGACTTTTCTAAATCAAGCCTATCCTCTGGCTCTATATATAAATCTGGAAAGGCAGGATACTGTGGCGTTGCCCAATTCCTCTTTATCTGAAACGGTCCTAGAGCAGTAGCCTCGTTCTCTCTAAACACCGCTGGGTTTGTCCCAAGCGAAGACTCCTGTAAATATTGAGCAAGCAAAATATCAACAGGAGCACTTTCTTCTTCAGCGACTCGCTCAATAATAGGAAGTTGTTCGGAAAGAAACTTTCTTGCTAGTGTCTCGCCGAGATAGTCCTTTAACACTGGAGGAATTGTCGGCGTTGGAGTTGGCGATGGAGTGGTCTGCGGAGCAACAGTAGCAGTAGAAGGAATATTCCTCGACATTTCCTCTACCGAGGTCGCCAAAGGAGAAACCCATTCGGCTGGGCTAGAAATATCCTCGACGAAATCAGAAACAGCCTTCTTAATTCTTTCCCACCAATGCATTATTTTTTCTTCCTCCCTTTCTTACTATTCTCTTCCTCAATCTCTTCCAGCTTTTTACTAGCCCCATTTACCTCCCTTCTAATGAGGTATAAGGCAGAAATTCTTCCTCGGTAAAAAGCCTTCTTTGTAGCCAATCGAACTGGATCATATTCTGGATAAGTGAGAATAGAATTCTTGTCCCTAATGATCCGATTTTCAAACAAATAATTCAAAGTTTCCCAATACTTCGTCTGAGCAAACTCGGCTAAAACAGCTAAATGTTCTGGAGACAATAATTCTCTAGCTTTTCTCACTTTCGTTGCCATATTACTCACCCCCCTTCTATTTAATCATTTCACCCATTATGTTCGCTATCTGTTCTCGCTCTCCAATCGCTGGTACTGCAGAATTGCCACGAGGTTTTTTAACGGCACTCGGACCGCTTGGCGGTCTATATTCTTCTGCCCCGCCAGCCATTTCCACTGGCTGAGCGGCTTGTGCCCGTTGTTGTTGAGCCTGCAACTCACCAACGATATGCCTAACTATATTTGCCAAAATAGGTGAATCTGGAGGAAGATCCATTACCTGGGGGCTTTCGATTAAAGCAATATGAACCTCTGTATGCGGTTCAGTAGCCATCGGTGTCGGTGGAATTTCTTTACCACTTAGAAGCTCTTCATTTTCAACAGTAGCCAGATCCACCGACTTAGATACTATCGAACTTTCAAATCTCTCAGCAAGGCTACTTTCTCTCTTCAAACTATCTGGGTCAATATCATGTTCTTCCGCCAACCAGTCGCCGAGTTTTTCTGGGTCATAAATATCAGGAAACTGTGCTAACCTATCAAACATCATACTTGCTCTCTCTTGCTGTAATGGCTTTGAAATCGGTACAGTTGGAGTTGGCTCGATCTTAACATCAAAACTACCATAGTAGGGAGTAATTAGCTCTGGAGCAACCTCGAAATATGTCGGTCCACGGTGCTTCTGCACTTCTATATTCCCTTCATCTGTTACAATCAACTTTTTATTTTCTAATCTAATTGTTCGGTATTTTTCAACATACGGCTCGCCACCCTTCATCCTCAACCTACCGAGCCTGTACGCCCTCCTAATTTCAGCCCGATATTCCCTGCTAGTTTTATCGCCGACAACTTTTTCTATTTTGGGAACAGTATAAAATTGCCTGATATTACTTTCTCTAAGAGCCCCAACTTGATACAGACAAAGATTTCTTAATAGCCACAATTTTGCCCTTAGTCTTTTCAGTGTTGCTTCTTTCAGAATGGCCGCCTCAGTAGCACTGCCAGGCTTTTGAACAGACAACATCCTATCGTCATATCCCGTTATCCTAATAGCATCATCACGCAACATTTCGAGTGAGATGAAGACAGACCTAGGAACATCACCATATTCCAAAGGAGTAACATTGCTCGGATCTTCAACTGGGATCATCATATGAGGACGGGAAATTAAATCTTCTTCATCCAATTCTGTTTCTCTATTAGAAACTAAAAAGCCTTTGTCTATATCAAGATGGTTTCTATCGATAACCATTCGGCGAAGAGTTGTTTGCTCTTCTTGGATCGATTCAAGAAGCTCTGCTTCTCCTTTGCCATAAAACTGGTGAGAACGAAGAATATCAACTGCCCGAACAAAGGGCAATCTTTTATGGTCATACGGCATCGGTCCACGGCGGATACAAACATCGTTAGCAACAATAATCAGATTGTCTTGAATATCTGGGTTGCCTGGAGTCGAAGCTACCGACCAATACCAAAGAACCTCAACAAGATTATCTTTCTCTTTTCCCTCTGGCGGCTTATAGAATTCATAGTAATCAGTATCGCCACCAGGCTTAACCAGCTTCGCTCTTCCCATCGGATCCCAAATTGGGCCCTTAAAGAAATTCCTAAATTCATCATATCTCATTACATATCTTCTAATACAATCCTTTGCTGGGTAAGATCCATTGAATGATCGGGCTTTCTCGTCAATGTAAAAATCTTGAAGTTTAACAGCCTCTAAATAAACATCGTCAAAATCTTTAATTTCTTCTTCCTTCCAGATTTCCCCCTTCTTCGGGTCAACCTCGACAAGCCGCTTTACCATCCTTTTTTCTCTTCTATAATATTCTTGGGCAATGCCAGTTCCAAAAACCAATGCATCTTTAACCAGCTTATAAACTTCGACATCAGCTCTGCCAACTTCCCAGGTATAATCGATTACCGCATTCATAACAACGGCTTTTGGTTTATCCTCAACCCCACGAGCCACAACTCTTGGTCTCATATTCTGGTCAATTATCTCAGAAAGCTGTGCCTCAACAATTGCAGCAGTTGTTGGAATTACGATATTCGATCGCCAATCATCTTCGTCTTTAGGAGTACGATATGCCTCATACTGCTTTTCCCACTTGTCCCACTGCCTTTCGAACTTAGCTCTTGCCTCAGCCATATGTTGCTTGCGGGTATAGACATGTTTCAAATCAAGGTACTCTCTCTCTGGAGGCTTATAGACCGAGCGAATTTCTGGTTTTTTCTTTCTTGCCATAATTTAAGCTAGTATAACCATCTATATTTTCTTTCTTCCTTACGCCGCTTTCTTGGCGGAAAACTCTTAGCGACAGCGTATGCCAAAGCATCTGCTATATCATCATTTTTCCCTTTAGGAAACCTGAGCAATTCATCTTCTAGATAGTCAATATACGCCACACCCTTGCTATGATAAATGTTACCACGCATATAATACGGTTGTAAAGATCTGATGCGTTTCTCCTTCGTCTCGGAACTTTCTGGAATTACTTCTTCTATCGGCAATCTAACACCACGATTTCTCATCTCGCTCTCAATAAAATGCTGAAGAACCTTCTGAAATGCCACAGTTTCCATAATAATCGAAATCGGTCGCCATTTCTGATAGGTCAAAAATAGTTCATCGGCTATCCTTTTTTCGCTAAAATGTCCCCGCTTAATCTCAAGAATATAAATATTTTCAAACTGATCTACCCCAATAGTAACAATTGCCGTATAATCAGCTCGTTCCTTCAACGAAATAGCTGGATCGACAGCAGTAAATCTAGTCATTTTCCTTCCTTTAATCTCAGTCGGATCGTATTCCTTAAACCAAGCCCGCTTAAAAACGGCCAACTCATCATCTACTGGCTCGTTTTGGTATTGGCAGTGCCACTCGTAACTTCCTTTCTCATTAAGTAATTTTTCAAGGTCTTTGCGAGAGTATTTACCTGGCCACAAAATTTTTCCTCCCAGAATTCTATAACCACCCTTTGGATTTCTCTCTATAACACCATCATCAATGGCTCTCTTAACAAACACATCAAAATCCCTACCTGCTGGATTATCCTTATCCATCAGCCAGCCGTAAAGATCGTCGTAATGCCAACGAGTATTATGCACAACAAAACCATTAGCAATAAACGTATGACTTCCCTCAACCGATAAATCGTATACTTCCTCTTCCCCAAATTCTATGATGCTTTCAATTCTCTCCCATCGCCAATTATATTGATTCAAACCAAAAGCCTGCCTGGTATTATAAGTTAAACAAAGAGAATAGAATTTAGAAACAATCTTCTTCGGTGAATTGGGTGCTTTAATTTTTCTTTTTCTAACCAATATACGACCAGGTCTATAACCACAAGTTAAAGCAATCCAATAAATATCCTCTACTAAGCCTTTATTGGCCAACTCCAAACGGTAACCATCGCCCTTCATCTTCGCTCCATCTGCTGCCAAAATGCCGTCAATAAATGCTTTTTTATAACAAGCCCTTATTCTAAAAAGCCATTCTGGCAGCCTCTTCGTCCTGGCTTTTCCTCTAAATCCTATAGACCACAACCAGCGAGCAGCTGTTCTATCATCAACTCTGTAATATCCCTCTTTTCTTTCCCTTGGTTCTCTGCCAAACCATTTTCTAATAGCCACTACAACCTTCTCATTTTTTTCGGGATAAGCCGATTTAGCAACGGCAAAACCGACTAATCCCCTTTTTCTCGATTTGATTAACCATCCATCACCAAACATATACCCAAGCAAATAAAAGAAATCAGACCTTAAAAATCTACCATCATAATGCCTTTTACTGGTTTCATGATTAGCGTGGGCAATAGTGACAACCCTATCATCTACTTCAAGTTCATCTGCTCTTTTCCACTTTGTTTTATTGCCATCAATTACCAAAAATGGATGACGCCCATTAGCCTTAATTAAATGTCTCTTCGTTTTTATCTCATAAATCTTATCCTTACCCTGAGGTATCATTGCCAAAACACGACGCTTAACCAATCTTTTATTTTCGTAAGAGAAAACATATTCACCGGGTTTAACATCAACAATATTTTTCCAGCTGGTATCAGCCATCAGCACCTTCGTATCTTTTGTTAAACACCCAATTACAATCATTTCTCCGCCTGGTTCCAATAAGTCCAAAATGTCTCTAAAGACTGTTTTTACCTTCTCAATCTGATCCTTAGTCGAAATGTTGTCGCGATTGTGCAAGTCATCAAGAATAATCAAGTCGTAGTGTTGAGAGACCAAGTTTCCACCAACACCGTAGGCAGTTACCGTTGCCTCCTTAGTCAAATATGACAGGTCGTCTCCGCCCTTTTTCTTCAGCGTAATCATGTCGTCTCGCCACTTATCTGCTCCTTCAGCTAGATTACCAAAGTATTGAATGAAGGTTTTGTTAAACTGAAGATGTTTCTTGATTTGACCGAGAAATGCTTGAGCCATCGCCGAAGTAGCATTGCCAATTAAGATACGAATATTAGGATTTTTAGCTATTCGCTGGAGGGAATAACCGATTGTAATTAGCGTACTTTTCAAATGCCCCCTAGGCATTAGAATCAACTTTTTTTTCTTTTTCCCATGCTGAACAAAATCGCACAACTCTTCATGAAAATCAGCTAGAGGAGCCCGCTTATGGCCTAATTCATCTTTTCCCTCTTCAACCTTCAAAACAACTTTATTAAAAGCAAAAAGATTGTTAAGAGCTACCTGTTTAGCCAGCTCATTCACCTTGCGATATTTTTCCAGATAAAGATCAACCAGCTCATCCTTCCTCATTTTCCTTATCACTATCACTAACCTGGTAATAAAGTCCGTTTGGAAGATAAAATCCTGATCCAAAATGCTTTTTCTCTTTCTGCCACGCCAATTTTCCCTCTAAAAAGTCAACCGTATTCTCGCATTGGGTAACCAACTGTTGGACAGCATATAGGTCAAACATTGGAATTGATGTCGGTTTAATTCCCTTACCATACCATCTGCCAGAGGGATGGCGAAAAATCAAAGCAATCTTGTGATCAGAGTATCTGACTCGCCACTTATATCCTTTCGGCCAGTCAACAAACATTGCTCGGCGATATAACTCTTTAGCCAGCTGAAAAACATAACCCTCCTTCTTTCCCCTTCTCGATTGCTTTAATTTGTCCTTAGCAATTTCTTCAGCCTCTTTTTCCTGCTTCTCGGCCTGGGATTGAAATTCAATTGTCCACTTTGCCCCCTTTTCCTCATTCTCCTGCCCCACTAAATTCAAGTATTCCTCAGCCATCGCTTTTTTCTTCTGCCTCAGCTTTTCCTCTTCCAACCTCGTCCTCGACCGACGCTTTTTCTTTTCCTCCTCCTTAACCGATTCAGCAACAGCTTTATGAAATTCATCAGCCATGGAAAGTTGATTGGTCAGAAAGGTTTGAAAAATCTGACTTTGAGTTAACTTTTAACCTGCCAGAGAGGCATAAAGTGCAGAAACCATGCTTATCCAAAACATCCTGATTGCCACAACGGCGACAAAAGCCTACCCTAGTAGACTTTATTGCTGTGTTTTTAATTGACCCAACGGGCTTCATTCTTGTGCTTGACACAATTTACCACCTCCTTCATTAAATTATCGAATAATGTTTTTGGCAGCATTACCACCTTCGACCTGCCCCGATGGGTAAGATAGATAACTTCCTTGCCATCCCTAACCATCCGAATATATTTCGAGATATTGGTGTTAAATTTAGTAATTGAAATTTTCCTAATCACTTTGCTGCCTCCTCATCAACAATTTCTCCTTCCTCTGCCCCATCCTTAATAAACTCTAATAGCATTTTCTGACTTTCATCAAGCCTCTTCAGCTCAGCCATCAACTCTTTAACCGTCATCTTTTTAGCCTTCTCTTCCTGCGGAAGCTGCATTTCCTTCCTCTCTTTCCCCAAATATCCTTTCAGACGGAAAAACATTTCTAGGGCCCTTAACAAATCGCTGGGCTTAATGTCCTCCAACGAAGTTTCGCCGTAGTCAATCACTTTTTTTAACTTCTTAACAGCATAAGATTCATTCAATTCCTCTTCTTCCAGAGCTTTTTCCAGAGCATTTTTTATTTTCTCGTTTTTGTGAAGCAAAAGATAGCCCAAATTGGCTGCATTCCTTTTAGAAACATTATATGCCGCTAGAGCCGCCTGAGTAGCATTTCCAGTTCTAAGATACTCCCGAATAAATTTTCTCTGTCTAATTGTCAGCCTTGTCTTCTTCTTCCTGGCCGCCAACATCTTCTTCCACGCCTCCTGCCTCTTTTCCTTTATCTTATCCTTCGGCCAAACATTACCTTTTTTCGCCTTTTTCGCCTTTTTCGCCTTTTTCTTACTCACTTTCCTTTCCCTTTTTTCCTCTTTCACCGACCCCAAAATTTTTCTGCCAACCAATTTACCTACTGCCCCTTTTTTCATATTATTGACAACAATTCGAAAAATTTTAAGTAAAGCCAGACTGCCGCTACAGCCAATAGTAAAGAGCCAACAATTTCTTCAAGCTCCTTCCGCTCGAAGCCAGCAGCAACAAGAAGAATGAAAATAATCAAAGTAACTAGGTATAGCATAATCCAAATTTAACATAAATATGAAGTTTTTGCAAGAAAAGCAAAGGGCCCCGACTAAGCAGGGCCCAAGCACCAGGGTCAAGATGCAGCCTAGTCCAGATAAAATCACCTTTCCGAGAGAAATGGGAGGCGAACTCTCGGACCAAGCCGATTGTAATATACCACAAATTAGTCTAAATTTCAACCAGTAAAAACCCCCCGACGTTTCGGGGGGCTCTTACTAAGAAAAAGAGGTGAAAAACCTTTTTCTCTCTTGACAATTTGTCAAAATGGTGTTATAAACACCATTAAGGGGCTGACGGAATAGTCAGCTTAAAACACCAGATCTGGCAATGATCCTAGGATCAAACAAATTTTCAAGCCCGTTTTTTAAGCTACGGGGAGCCTTCTAGTGTAATAGTACCACTTCTACAAGCCTTTGTCAAGTCCCCCCTCTCTAGAACTCTCCCCCCTAGCTTATAAGGGGCTTCTGGAATAGTCTCTAAGAGACTAACCTTAGAGTAATTATCCAAAAACCGAAGCTAATATCTAATAACCAAGGGTAATAACAGAGAATAAATATATAATTAAAAAAAAATAAAAAAATAAAATAATAATTGCAAGGTTTTTCAGAAAATTGTTAGAGATTTGAGAGATGTATATCTCACCAACAAGAGCTGGGACCCTCCAGAGGGGGTAGGGGGGGTCAAACTGATAGCAGAGAATAATAACATTTTTTCTCTTAAGAGTTCAATAAAAAAAAATAAAATAATTTAGAAAAATCGAGCAAAAAAAAGAAAAAAGAGAGAGGGTGGTAGTTATACCTTTCGAACCTCAACCATTCCTTAATCCTCTTTTTCCTCTTTTTTCTTATCAAGATATTTTCTTTAATCGGGCTTTAGTCTTTTAGAGGATTGGTTTTTTAGACATAAATTACTACTTGACAGAATACAACAAATGTGTTATAAATAAAGTGAACAATTAAAAGTTAAATAAGGGGGTCAAGATGCTGGAAGCACCTATCAACAAACCTCAGCCGCTGGATGTTAAAGCGGCTTTAGCTTTTGATTATTTATTTCCTCAACAAGAGAACCAAGAAGATCAAGCATTGCTTGAATTGGTCGAGGAATGGGAGCAAGAGCAAGAATTAACTGTTAAAACTAAAAGGGGGTAAACAATTATGAACTGCACCTACAAGGTTACAAACTACATTCATAAAATTGAAAATTTTATGTTAAAGCATCCCTGGCAATGGATGAAAATCGAAGATATTAGAACTGGTATATCTGCAACAAGGTCAAAAGCATTTAGTCGAGCTTGCCAGGAGCTCGTCATCTGTGGCAGGTTAGAGTTGCGAGGTAATAAGTTTAGAATCAATCAATAATTAAAAATTAAAACAGAAAGGGGGTCAAGATGAAAATTAAAAAAAGAACGAACAAAAAGATTGTTTTAGAATTCAAAAAGAATGAGGATATTCAAGAGGCACTATTTTGGCACGACTTAAGTCTTGAAGTTATCGAGGGCCATATTTACCTCTTGGACCAACGAGCAGGCAAACTGTTTTATCCGCTAGATGACGATAGGGTTTTACCAGCACTGATTAAAGAGGGTGGGGTTTTTGGATTTGAAAGAGAATGGGAGAAAAAGATAGAAAAAGAATTATTAACTATTATTGGTTATTAAAAAGGGGGTAAAAATGGATAGGACCAGCAGGCAATACGCCTATAAAATGTTACAAAACGAAATCAAGCGGTTAAAAGCGATTAAAAAGATGAAAGAGAGTGGCAAAAGTGAAGAAGAGATAGAAGCAAGCGAAAACTACAGGGATATATTAGCAGTTACAGAGTTGAAAGAGATCACAATACAACTATCAACGGGCGGACCAGCTGATGGGTTCAAGCTATATGTAAACGATAATAACGAAATAGTTAGGGCTGTTTATTTTTGGGCCTGGGGCTGTTACCACGAAATTGAACTAAATCAAGAAGAAATTGACTTGTTGGCATCTGAATACGAGCATCTTATTTATTGTTAAAAGTTAACACAAAAGGGGGTCAAGATGAAAACAATCAAGATAAAAGCATACACTTTTGACGAACTATCTAAGGAGGCGAAGGAGCGAGCAGTTGAAGAACATAGAGAAATTAATGTTAATTATGAGTGGTGGGGCTTTATCTTGGATGAGTGGAAGCAAAAATTAGAAAGCTTGGGCTACCAGAAGCCAGAAATTTATTTCTCAGGCTTTTGGTCTCAGGGGGGTGGTGCTTGTTTTACCGCTAGCGTAAATATTCTAAAATGGATAGAGAAACACAAGGCTAAAACTAGGTTTAGAAAGCTATATCAGGAAATAGAAAGCGGAGCGTGGGCTGAAATTAAAATTATTCATCAGAGCCACTATTACTATTCAACAAGTACGGTAATTGAATGCGGGGGACACGAAGAACTATCAGAGAAAGCCTATAAACAATTAGAGGAAATAGCCGACTGGATTGGAGAGGAAAGGGAGAGATTGGGAAACAAAATATATAAAGAGCTGGAAAAAGTATATAACTATTTGTTGTCTGATGAAGCAGTTATTGATACTATCAGGGTTAACGACTACTTATTTCTAGAGAACGGGTCAAGATCCTTTTGCCTAAATTAAAAGTTAAAACAAAAAAGGGGTAAAGATGAAAGCACGACGAAAAGACAAAACTACGGTACATATTTATCTTAAAGGCAAATTCCATAAAAAAGAACGCTACTATATCAAAATTGACAAATTTAATCCTAACAGGGCGGTATTTAACGGCGGGCTTGAGCTAAAAAGAGTAAATGGTAAATGGTGTTATTTTGCCAGCTAAAAGTTAAAAAGGGCAAAAAGTCTACGACGGTAGAGTTTCACTAAAAGCAACACTTGACAAAATTAAACTTTTATGCTATATTAATAACCAAGAAAAGGAGGAAACAAAAATGGACCAAGCCGTAAAAAAGTTAAATCAGGACTTCAAGAACTTATCCCAAGGAGAACACTCGCTGGAAGAGGTAGCTAGATTGGCAGGACTTGTGGCAGAAAAAACTTCCAATCGAAACATTTGCCCAGTTTGCGGGATTGAGGGCGAGGTGGTGGAAGAAGAAGATTATGACCCTGTTAATGGTTTTCAAGTTTGGAGAAAGATGGTATGTCCGAAGTGCGGAATGACAATTTAATTGTCAGAGAACTAAAAAACCATCGCTGGACTTTCGACCTTGAAAAAAGGGAACTAACTATTGAAGCAATGAACATAACAGATGGAACAACCGAGCCGTGGGTAGATAGAGCAACTATCGATAAGGTAAGAATGTTTAGCTTATTTAGATTTTTGATTAGGGTAAGCCAGCGGCTTGAAATTGAAGAAAGGAAAAAGAGACGAGAAGCGATTAGAGCGGAAAAGGAAAAAGCAAAAAAGAAAATTAACCAGTTAAAATTAAAAATTAAAAAAATAAGAGGGAGAAAAAATGAGTGATTGGCTAATAGCAACTATTCTTCTTGTCTTTGCTTATATATTAGGAGCTTTTGTAGCTTCTAAACGAGCAGAAAAAGAAATCAATTACTGGAAAAGGATGGCTAATGAAATGACGAAAATAGGTAATGAATATTCGAACAAACTTAAGAAGCTGGAGCAGAGGCTTGATAAAGCAGGGAAAAACATTATTAGTTTGATGGAACTGGCAAGGGAGCTATCAAGAAAATGATTTTGGAATTCCTATTGATTGTCCTAACAGTTATTATTTTTTCTCAGATTGGAGAATGATGATTAAGAAAATTCTTAAACGGCTCGGATTTGAACAATGTTATCTTTGCGGCAAATGGACTTTTAGGCCAGAGCAATTACGGATTGTTGAGGACTCAAAGGACAGCATTGGTTTTTTAGCACCAGTGTGTCCTGGCTGTTATTACTATTATACCGAAAAAACATTTTACTAAAATGAAAGTAAAGGAAATTAGAATTGGCAAGTCTCTTAAGCTGGGATTACCAGACTTTGGTAGTGTTGGAGGGGAAATGTCTTTGACCCTTGATGTAAATGATGAAAAACTAAACACCAAGAAGAAGATAAAAGAGTTTCTAAAACCGCTGTGGCAGTTTGTTTCTGATGAGGTAGAGATTGAAGTTAGAAGACACCGCCAAGAACTAGTTAATGAAATTTGGAGGAAAAGGGCGTCTGCTCGAAGGAGACAAAAAAACGAATTACAGATTAAAAAAGAGGAGGAATAAAATGCCAGTAGTAGACTTTGGAGAAAAAATTCCAGCCATTGACGGCAGCAGCTCGAAAATTTTTAGGCTGAAAAGGGAAGGAGAGAAAGTAACAATCAGAATTATTGACAGACCTCATTATATCAGTCGCCATTTTCTAGAAAAAGATAGTGGTGGATGGAATATCTTTTTCTGTCCCCGTGTTATGAAGGGAAGCAAGTGTATCTACTGCGAAAAATACTTTGATTTGATGAAGCAAGTCAAGGAGGCAAAGAATAGTGGCGACAAAAAAGCGGCTGAGGCCTTGGCTAAAGAAGCAAAAAGGTACAAAGAGACTACTCGATTTTATTACCCAGCCCTAATTAGGGAAAGGGAAGAGGCAGTTTTACTTGAAGTTCCTCTGTCTGTTAGGCTAAAAATTGATGCCTATGTTGAAGCGGGAATAGACATTCTTGGCTCAGACTTTGTTTACACCAGAACCGAGAAGCCAGGCAGTGATTACTACACTCTAATTAGGCTTGATAGCAGGGATACCAAGCCGCTAACAGAAAAGGAAAAAGAAGAAGCAGATTCGGTCAAAGAGTGGGACATTGATAAAATGCTGGGATTTTCTAAAGAATCGAGCCAGGAGCTAGGGACAGAAGAAAACAAAACGGGCGAGCCAGTGGAACAAAATGATGAAGGGCTATACGAAAAGGCGAAAGAGATCTTTGGCAACGGGCAAGAGAAAAAGGCAGGGAGTAAATGACCCCCTTCTCCCTGCCAAGACAGCTCGGTTAAGGGCAACCGATACTGAGCTGCCTTGGGAGGGAGAAAGATGAAATACGCTAGCTTAATAAAGGCAACAATAACCAGTATGCAGTTAAATTACCAGCCGAAAGGCAGGCGAATAGTATATACCTACTGCACCAAGTCGAAACGCCGATTTTTGTCAAAGCTCCGTACCTACAAAAAAGGAAAATATATGGTTTTAGTCCGCTATCGAGGAAAAGGTAATTATCGAAATGAATCTGTTTGGTATTCAAGCAAAAGAGAATTAGTCAGAGCCCTTAATGCTTTTACTGAAAGACCATTGTTAGAAGAGTTTCTAGCATGAAGCTAGCGGGAGGAGAAGGAATGGAAAAACTCGCTGAAGCAATTATTGTTCTAACAATTTTGTTTCTCTTTTTCTGCTTTCTGATTTGGGCAGAAGAGAAATGGTTGAAAAAGGAGCAAAAATGAGAATTCTAGAATTCGATGTCGGGGCGAGAAATAACCACAAAACAATCAAACAGCTCTTACTGGAGAGAGAACACGGGACCGTAATTCCTGGGACTCTTAGAGTGAAACTGGATAGCGGAGCAGTGGTTGAAACCACCAGGGAAGGGCTAAGGAAATTAGTGAACGGCAGACCTAGGGTGAGGACGACAGAGACAGACTATGAATTTGAGGATATTATTACTAATTCTTTACTAGGAAGTTAGAAAGAAGGGAAAATGAAGAAATTGTTGTTCGGATTATTGCTGGCGGTAGCTCTTTATGCTTGGTTAAATCCTAGAATAGATGAGGTGCAACCATTTGACTTGACCGATTGTTATTCAGGCGGGGCAGTTAAGTATTACACTTTTAGTTTCGGGCATAAGCCGTTATTACAGTTTGGGATTTGGAAGTAAAGGAGGGAAAATGAAAGTCTATTTTATCATTAACCAAAGAGTAAAAGAGGGAGAAGTAGCTGGCATTAACTTATCGGCCTATTGGAATAAAAAAATAACCGTGAGAGTTGGCAAGAGAACTTATGCTCTTACCCAAGATGATTATTTTTGGAGGAAAAGAGGAACAGCCGAAAAATATCTCAAAATTAAGAGAAGGATAGAGAACGGGAAAAAGTTCTTGCAACGGGTAGAAAAGATTAAACACCTAGCAGAACACAAAATAGACTCATTAAAAGAGCTTTTGCGAGATACGCTTGAAACAATTACTTATAGCGATAGAGACTACATTTTCAAATGGGCAAGAGAAAACCTATTGGAAAACAAAAAAGAAGTCTTTGGAGTGTTTACTGACAATATTGAGGGCAAAACAAAGGTGTTGGTAGAGAAAGGGAAACTGGTTAGCACTGACCCATTAGTTATTCAAACCAACACATTATCAAACATAACTGTAGATAGAATTTACGATACAGAAGCCGAAGCAAAAGCATATGCTAAAAGACTGGAGTTGCTTATTTTAAGGAGGGAAAAAAGGAAGGCACGAAAACGACTTGAGGGGTTGGACAAGGAGCTAGAAGAAATAAAAAGAGAGATAAGAAATGCGAAGCGAAGACTCAACAGAATGTTAAAAAAACAAGGAGAAAAAATGACCAAGCTCAAAAACCAAAAAACGATTGAAAAGAAAATCTCTCAAATCATTGATGATGCAGTTGAGTGTTGCGACAATGAGTCGTTCATCTCTTGGCTCAAAGACGAGATGAAACGAACAATTGAAGACATCCTCCGTGAGGTGATTGGGAAGGATGATGAGATTGATAGAAAGGCAGTTTTCAAGTGTGTTGCCAGAAACGAGCTAAGGGCAGAGCAACGCCAGCGAGCTAAAAAGTTAGGAATTAAAATTTGAAAGGAGGAGAAGATGTTGCCGCTAAAAAAACACAACCAAAATGATTTTCAAACGCCACCAGAAGCATTAGATTGGCTTGTGCCCTACCTAAAAAGAGATTGGATAATTTGGGAGTGTGCGGCGGGCGACGGTTATCTGGTTAAAGGCTTGTTGGAGAGGGGCTTTACCGTTGTTCATACTGATATAAGGGAAGATTTACCTTATGGCGGAGTAGATTTTTTAAAAGATGATTGTGAAAGGAATTGGCGTTGTATTGTTACCAATCCTCCTTATTCTTTGAAAAACGAGTTTTTGGAGAGATGCTATCAGCTGGGTAAGCCGTTTGCCTTGCTTTTGCCCCTAACTACCCTCGAAACGCAGAGACGCCAGCGACTGTTTAAAAAATATGGCGTTGAAATTATCTTATTGCCTAAACGAATTAACTTTATTACGCCATCAGGCAGAGGAAGCGGAGCTTGGTTTGCAGTTGCTTGGTTCACTTGGGGTTTAAATATAGGCAAGCAGTTAATTTTTCCATAGGTTTGAAGGTGTGAAATGAGATATACAACAACAGACGGCAAGGCTTATGTTTTCGTAGATGATTGTCCGTGCCACAAAACGACGGTAGCCCATCCGCCCATTAAATATGAGGTCAAAAAGAATATAACTTGTTCGCCTTGGACATTTCGGGGCTGGCGTAAACCAAAGATAGAAATACACCCATACAATATCCACCTTTGGGCTATTTGGTTGAGGGTTGCACAAGGTTGGGCAGTTAGGAATTAAAATTTGAGAGGAGGAGAAGATGGGAAAGATAAAATGCAAAACTTGTAAGATGTTATATAGAGAATGTTTGGAAAAGGCTACCGCCGAAGTAGAAGAGGGGTGGAAGAGAAACGAGAGGGTAGTCTCAGTATATAAGTTCCACTGTCCAGACTGTGGAAAGACAGGGTCTGTAAGGCTTGGGGACAGGTATACTGGAATGACAGGAGAGGAAAGATGGAATCAACAATTTTTAACAGATATGGCTTCGGGGAAGTTTGGTAAAAAAATTCAAGACATAATTCTTGACAGAATAGGAAGGAATATCAAGAAAGGAAATTTTGCTCGGGATGGAAAACTGAAACTTGACAAATAGCTTGCCCTCTGTCTGGAGCGGTGGAGATGGGCGAAAGGGCATTGCCCGTGGCTGTGTAAAATCAGTCATCCGTGCAAGGCTTATGCCAACGAGCCTTGCCCGCTCCAGAGAGGGAGCAAATTGGTAATTTGTCTTTTCTCTGGGAGCAGCAGGGCTGGAGTCGGGGGAAGCGGACTAAACCCGAGCGATGGGTTTGGCCAGCTCATCGTGGCACGGACCCTGGTCCGCCTGCTCCTCACAGAGAGGAGACAAAATGAAAAAGAAATTTATTCAAGAGCCAGTTTTCGAAACATACTGTTGGTTTGTTTGGGATTGTAGTGAAGAGGAGTTAGCGAAGTGGATTAAAAGAGGGTGGGGAATTGAGATAGAAGTAAGAGGAGTGCTTGGGAAAACAGTGCATTTAAGAGATGAGAAAAACGATACCGACGACTGGATTGTATGGGTAAAAGAAACATATTTCCGAGAGATAGTTCACGAAACATCACACTTAGTTTTTAGCTTAATGCGGATGAAGGGAATTGAAGTGTGCTTTGATACAGAAGACGTGTTTGCTCATCTGCAATGTTTTTATGTTAAAAAAATGATAGACGCTATAGAAAGGAGGGATAAAGATGCCAGCAAGAAGAGGCAGACCAAGAACATTGGCAGAACGCAAAAGAAGGCATAAAAGGATTTATGGAACGCTGAAAAATTTTCCTAGAAGACCAAGAAGAAAGAGGAGAAAATGAGCAAGAAAAATAAATGGCTAAAGACGAAAGGGGGTGACAGAGAATGAAAAAGACCATTAGATGGATTGTTTTGATTTGGTCAGTTTTGGCAATTCCTTATGCGTTTACCGAGGTTGATTTTGAAACGGGATTTTTCTCTTTGCTTTACGCCGCATTGATTATTTGGTTGATGGTCTCTGATTTGAAGGAGGAAAAATGACAGGCAACAAAATTGGAATCAAGATCAGAGAACCTTGGTGGGGAGCGTGGAAAAAGTTTGGCTGGAAAAAAGGTGTGCCAGGAGTAGGAATTAGAAAAGATATTATTGTAAAAGCACATCAAGAAGGGAAAGGCTTGCTAATAACGGTCGGCAAGAAAGAGGATCAATACTTTATTTCCCCGAACAAGGCCTTAGACTATGTAGCAAAGAGAAAGAGTATCTTTCTCGCTAGAAAAGGAACGGTGTTATATGTTATTCCATTAGACCTATGCGATCCCGTTACGAAATTAGAGCCCAAAAAGAACTAGAAGCCGATGGATGGGTGGTTGACTGGAAAGTTAGACCATATAGACCACCAAAAGGCTACTCAGTAGACTTTTTCGGCCTATTCGATTTAATTGCAACTAAGTCATCTACCTGGCGTTTTATCAGCATTAAAGGAACAAAGGGAATTCTAAAGAAGCACTTAGAGAAAGTAAAACAGTTTCCAGTTCCACTTGGGTGCACAAAGGAAATATGGTCAAGAAGCAAAGGCAAAACAAAATATTGGCATAAGATAATTATTACCAGCGATGGGGAGGTAATCAGTGAGTAAGATATTTTTTCCACGAGTTCAATACGTACAGATAGAAGAGCAACAAATCCCGTGGGAAGAGGCCGTTTCTATCGGGATCGAATTAAGAGCAATGAAAGATAAATCTCAGTGGGAGCTGGGGGATTTAGCTCTTAAAGTAGAAAAATGCTATGGCACAGATGCTTTGGGAAAGTTTGCTAATGAAATTGGAATTAACAAGAAAAGTCTGCAACAATACCGCCGAGTGTCAGCCGCTTTTCCAAAAGAAAAAAGGGTTCCCCATCTTTCCCACCGCCACCATTTAATCTTAGCGGCAAAAGAAAATCGGTTTGAGTGGCTAGAAAAGGCAGCTGTCAATAACTGGTCGACCACTCAACTACAGCTAGAGCTTAAGAAAGCAGAGGGAAAGTTTGAAGAGAAAGAGCCAACTCCGCAGGTTTTCAAGTGTCCGAAATGTGGTGGATGGAGGATAGAAACAGATAATGTTTGCACTTGTCCAGAAGAAAGGAGGAAGTATGACCAGAAAAACAAAATATAGGCAAGACCGAGCCAAATTTATTTATATCCTCCACCAGCGTGGATACACTTTTGAACATCTTGCCAAGGTTTTCAATATTTCAAAACAATATGCATTTCAAACTTATTGGCAATATTGGGACAAGATAAAGGAGGAAGACCTGAAAACGTGTGATTTATGCAACAAAAAAAGTGAGGCGGTTCGGTGGTGGAAAAAAATTAAACTATGCCCAGTCTGCATAAGAAAAATTAGAAAGACCAAGAAGAAATAGACCAATTTGACTACCATCGTAGACTTTTGTTACAATATAGTGGGGGCGGGATAAACCGTTGCCCACGGCTCACTCAGCTTTATGCTGAAGTCAATACCGCCCCTTATTCCATTATACCAGTAACATTAACCTGCCAAAAAGACCTCAGCATCCTCTAAATTATCCACAACCTGCATTCTTTTTTCCACAGTGTTAAAGAGAATGATTGGGTAACCCAACTGCGGTCTTCCCAGCATTCCCTGCTTTGCTCCCCAAGGGTCTTCAGTCTTCAGTGTTCCGCATTGGACCAAAACAACCTCGTGTCCGTTTCGGTAAGCTTTTTCAAAAGATGATTTATGTATGTGTGCTGCTAAGACACAGTCGCCGTCCCGATGCAATTCCAGAACTCTTTTATGGGCGTGGGTTAAGTTGAAGCTCGATTTGAATTTGTTGATTTTGTGGAATGGGATAATGTCGTAGCTCACCGCTCCGAAGTTTAATCTAATCAGCCCGCCCTGATAAACTAAGGGAATGTTTAAATCTTCTACCAGTAATCGGTAAGTATCTATTCCAGAAGACTGATATACCCAGTCATTATGGGATGGGTCATTGGTAACCGCTAGGATTTTATCCTGATACTCAACAAAGAACTTTCTCAAAGCAAATAACTGCTCCTGCGGGGTAATTACATCTCCCAAAAAGCCGTCTGTTGGTGAAGCACGAGGAGTAAAAAAGTCTCCTAAGTCTCCCAGCATTATCGTGGCTAAATTCTCGTTTAAGAGAAAACCTGCTAGGATTTCTTCTAAGGCATCATAATCCACTCCCCAGTGTCCGATATGCAAATCAGAAAGAGGTCTAACTCCAAACCATTCCCTATCAGTCTGGATTTTGATTTCAACTTCTTCTCTCCACAAATTTTCTGCTCTTCTTTCTTTCGCTCTTCTTCGAAGCTTAGTCAGATGGTCAGCAAATGTGGTTAGTCCTAATCGGTGAGGCGGTTTTTCGATAACAACAGTAGCAAGTGGTCTAACTTCTTTTTCTGTCCCTTTAGCATCGATAATAAGTCTCGGTCTTTCCATTTCTACCCTCTCTCAACTTATTAGAGTCACGGAGAGCGGAGTTTTGGGGTCAAGCAGTATATCCCTACTACTCCACTCCCAAAAATGGCTCTTATCCCTTTATTCTGCTAACAAGGTCAGCTCCGCCTTCAACAAAAATGTATGAGACTAGAGCCGTAACAATCTTGTTGATATCCGCTTCAGTCAATCCTAATTCAAAAAACCTGTTCAAAGCAACCACCAGACCAGCAAGGATTGCTGCCCAGAGCTTTCTGCTCTTTAGCTTGTCAGGAATTCTCATTGCCACCTCCCTTCTATTAAAACCCTTAATGCTGGGGAGGAAGGAAAGCTCTCACCTAGGATGACCTTCCTCAAGTCGGGGGGACAGTAGCTTTTGACTCTGTCAAACTTACCCGACTACCTCCGCCCCTTCCCTTAGAAGGATTGGAGTGCCTTACCGCCCTGCCCCAAGCGGTTATTCAGCCACCCAGCATAAAAGATTTTAATGTGCTTATCTAGCGTAAACGCTGATAACTTTCTCTAATAAGTTATAAGCAATTGACGCTATTGCTCCAGCCGCTGTTGCCCAGCCAAGAACTCTGTTTTTCCAATCCCAAAGCTGGCTGACTCTATCCTTCATTTCTTCGTAGTCTTCATCGAGGTCAACTTTTTTTAAAAGAGATTCTTTTATTTCCTTGATTTCCCGACAGATTTGCTGTTGTCTTTCGTCAATTCTAATTAGCAGTTCCCGGCTGGTGAAGCTACTTCCTTTTGCCATAACCAATCCTCCTAGCTAATGCAAATAAGTCTCTTTTATTATAACCCAATGTCATAAAATGTGCTCTACGATGACAGCTTTTGCAAAGAGCAATGATGTTCTCGAGTCGGTTATCCCTAGGATTTCCATTTATGTGATGTATCTCTAGAGAGTCTGGCGGGATAGGCCGCTTACCGCAGATAGAGCATTTGTTGTCCGTGGCGACAAGAACGGTCTCCCTCATTTGTTTAGACACTCTTAATGGTTTGCCGCCGTTATTTTTCCGCATATCTTTCAGAAAACATTTATAGGAGCAAAAATGCCTCTTGCTGTTTTCTAGTTGACGTGCCGTTCTGGTTATTTTCTTGCCGCAGTATTCACAGTAAACCACAATAGATGTTGTCCTATTCTTAGCAACACACTTTTGTGAGCAAAACTTTTGTCTTGAACTCTTTGGCAAGAACATTTTTCCACACACAGGGCACTGTTTTGCCTTTCGCTGGATTCGCTCTTTCTCCACCTCCTTCTTACAATATGAGCATAGCTTTGGTTGCCTATTCTTAGAAATAATCTCTCTGCCGCATCGTTTACAGTTTATTCTATAGCTGACCGTCATTTTCTTTTAACAAAAAACCTTCTAATAAGCTCTCTAATAAGTTCTTTTATCGTTGCCTTAGTAATTTGCTTCTCTAATGCTTTTTCATAATACCGCTTGAATGAAGCCGCCCTCTTTTCCGCTACCACAATCTTCTGCGACAACTTCTTGTTTTTGCTCTCTAGCCTTGAAATTTCTCTTTCTCGCTCATCAATCACCGACTGCCAATCTGTTAACTGCTCCTTCATTTCTCGGTTTTCTTGGACTAATTCTTTATTTTTCCTTTCCAAATTCTCGGAGTAGATTTTCAAATCAGAAAGCTGTTTCCCAGCTGTTTCCTTTTCTATTCTAAGTTTTTCTAATTCCCCTTGGAGCTTCTCCTTCTCCGCCTTCTCTTTGTTGGCCCAATCCATTGCCTGTTTGTGGGCTTCCCAGCACCTTTCAAGCTCCGACTTTTCTTCACCTAAAAACCTCATTATAGCTTCAAAGTCTGCTTGTGCCACAAGCTCGGGGTTTTTCTTTAGCTCCTTGCCTTTCTGGCTAGTGTGGTTAAAGTGTTCGATTATGACAGCGGGGGTATTCAACGGCACATAATCAAAAGCGTAGTATTGCTTCATTCCTAAAGTAATGCGGTTATCCCGATTAATTGCTCCAGTCTTGACTGGGTAAATCTCTCTCCAAATACGACAGAATTCTTCGGCTTTCTTTTGGGCTTCGGGGTTAAGAAATGCTGGCTTGACTGTTGGGTCGGGAGCTGAAATCATACAGCGGTTTTCTGTCCCGCCGCCATCGTAGTGGCCGCTAATCCAAAGGTCGTAGTCTTGGTTGTAAATCTCATCGTGCCAGATAGCGTCGGTGATAAAAACTTGGACTCCAGCCGCAATCAATTTGTCTCTTAATCGTGGCATCCACTCATTCCAGTGCCAGTCTCTTTCTCCAGAAGCCCCAGTAGAGCGACGGAGTTTGGCTGTTGAACGCCATCTCCTTAGCCCTTTTCGGGTTATGTTTTCGATATTCCAGTGGCCGACTTGGATACAGACTTTTTTCATCTTCTTGCAGGCTGGATAAGCCCCCTCCTTAGAAGGTAATTGATAACATTTTGTAATTGTGCCTCTCTGCCCTTAGCTTCCCAATACTTTGTTTCTGCTGGCGAATAAGTATAGGTCCTCACTGGCCAGAACCAGGGCAATATTTCTGCCATAATTCGCTGAGTCTTCGTTCCCTCTTTCCCTAATGCCTCTACTTCTCGCTGAGAAGCGGCGGAGGTATAATACCAGCGACTAAGTGGCCCAATTAAGTTTAGCAACAGATACAGGCGTTTTGCATCGGCCTCATATCTCTTTTCAAATTTCCCAGTATATCTATTTTTGTATTCAACCTCTTTGAGTCTCAACCATTTTTGAAGCGGCTTTGGAAGAAGAGTTAGTGCTTCATACGCCTTGCTTGTCTGATATTCTCTCGGTAATTCCTCGTCAACAATTGGCTTACCCGTATAAATGCTTTTATTAAAAACAAGCTCTAAAGGAACACGCATAAGAGGATTAAGAACCGAGCTAAAGAATTTTCTTGGTGTCATCTTGAAAATATCGGCAATTGGCAAGTCAAGCGTTTTAATTGCTTTCTTGCCCAGCCCCACATCTTTTGCTGCAACAACAATTTTGTCTCTCAGCCACTCTGGCATCTCTTCTCTCTTCGGAGATACTTGTCTCTCAGCTCTCGCTAACATTGCGTATCGACCTGTTTTTTTATAAAGATTTTCGAGCTGGAAGGGTAAGTTTGTCTTAAGCCAAGTATAGAATGGTATAATCCTTTTTAAGTAGTTTCTCTCAAAAGCAGTAAGAGCCTCAGGGGCATAATTGCCGTGAACTTTCCACACCGCCCTTATGGCTTTATCGATACTACCAGTTCTCTCAAAAGTATCAAGAGCTAGTTGTGTTCTTACAAATCGCTCAATTCCGCCAGCGTATTTTGTTGTTAGTTGAGATAACCGTTTCCCGATAGTTTTGACCCCCAATTTTGGAGGAGTAATATCGAAACCAGCATAAGTCAGCAGTGCTCCACGCTTATATAATTCTTCAAGAAACTCTTTGCTCGTCATACTCTTGCCATTCTTGGCAACAATCTTCATTGGCTTCCCAGCTAAAATATCAAAAACCTTCTTTGTCTTTTTCAAGGATGTCGGACTCTCAATAAAGTTGTTAAACTCCGCCCCAATTAAGTTGCTGATATTGAACGATGGCCAAGGGATAGTTACACTCGTTTTCCAGTATCTCATCAACTTATCAAAATAGCGAGCAAACTTGTTCATAAAAACGTCAGAAGACAAAACGCCGACTACTTTATTTATTTCCTTAGCTACCTCTGGTGTAGTTACAAATTCGCCATTAAACGGCAACCCTGTTAGCTTTACCATTCCCTTCGGAACTTTTCCAATATCGGAAATATGCCTAATCAACTGTTCGCCTGCCTCACTCTTGATTTTAGTTAAGTCCATAGCCAAATCATATAAAGCTGTATTCTTAGAATAGGAATAAAGATATTTGGGAATTATCTTCTTGATGTCTTCCTCAAACATCTTGACACCATATTTCTTCTCCGACCACTTATTCAGCTGATAAATAGTTCTTAAAACATTCCTGCTTTTTTCTCTTCTCGGTAGTCCTTTCCTGATTAGACCACGCAAGAGTTCGATTGCTTCTTCTGGTCTTGCTGTGGGACGCTGTTTGATGACTTTATCATAGAACTCTTGGGTTACCATATGGGGCAAATAATCTATTGTCTCTTTCTCTGTTAATTCCTTAAACAAGCCAAGTTGTTTTGGCATTCCTGTCGTTTCTCTGCCAATAAGCTCCTTAACAATTCCTTTCTTTAGCTTTTTTTCTCCTGTCTCTTTCAACATCTTATCAATCAAAGACAGGGTTTCACGAGCAGACTTACTTAGCTTCCCACGTAGACTTTTTGATTCCCTGGCAAAAGTTACTAGCCTTGCTTCTTCATCGCTAAGCCTTCCAAGAGCTTTTAATAACGGCTCATACTTCTTGCCGACATCTGTAACTCGGTGGCTAATCCGCCCAGAAATTCCTTTAAGAAGATCGTCTATTTGCCTCACTCCTTCATCGGCATACTTCTTTACTCCCACCGCCCTCTTCCCCCATTTAGCTAGTTCTTCCCCAGCCTCTAGGGCTGGACCAACCATTGGCAGTCTTTTTCCAATCCTAAGACCAAACTTACCAATCGGCTTAGCCAATCGTCCAATTGGTCTCGCTATGGCTGATAACGGAATGTAAGTAAGGGGGTCGAGAACAGTTCCTAATCCGAATGCCAACACCGATCTGCCAATTCCCTTTTTCATTCCCAGCTCTTCAAGCAACTGGTCGTATGTATACTTCTTTTTACCAGTAACAGCTTCTTTGAGTTCCTGGAGTGAGGGAAGAGTTCCGTATTTCAGAATATCTCCAACCGTTGTAGCCGAAGCATACTCCCCACGAGACAGAAGGTCTAGAAGCCCTTGTAGACTAAACCTTGATGGTTTCTCTTCTTCAGGAATAGGAATGCCAGCTGTAAGAAGCCGAGCTTGTTTTCGCAAAACGGACCTATTTATACGCCCGAGCTGGGGAGAAAACTTTGACTCTTCCAGTTGCCCAGTAAATGGGTTGTAGAACTTCGCCATTTTTCATTACAGCCAATGTGGACGGGTTAATTCTCCACTTTCTTTAATCCACCTGCCGACTTTTCTAAGGAACTTTTTGTACCAAGCGTTTTGTGCCACTTTTCTCTTTTCTTCTTCCTGCCGCCTTTTCTCTTCTTTCTCTCTCTGTTCAGCCTCTGCTTGTAACTGTAAGGCCCTGTTGAGCACGGCCCCTCGAATTTTCTGGGGGACACTAGACACATCCATTAGCCCTTGGTTTAACATCGTAGCATAGGCATCAAGTTGCTCGGACTCTGTTCCTCCACCAGAAGTATAGAAATAATCTGAACCGCCTCCGCCACCAGCCATAGAAGCATAGTATGGTTTACCAAGTTGATATTCCCACAACTTTTCCTGCCACGGCTTTTCCCATTCCCACCGCTCTTTTTGGAAAGCGAATTGTTGTTCTGCAAGTCTTCTTCTTTCAGCAGCATCTTCAAGTTGGGCCGCTTGAAGATATTCATTTAATGCATTAGTATATTTTTTCTGAGCGAGATCTGCCAAAGCTCCAGCTGTTTGGACCATTCCCTGCCATCCAGCCACTCCCTGTCCAACAATATCTGCTACCTGCCCCATTCTCTGCTCAAGAACATCAGATAATACCCCGTATGGCTGCAAAGCTTGAGCCTTTGCCTCTTGAACTAATCTTTCTCTAACAAATGGATTCCAAATATTTTGGTATTTCTCTCTTGCCCTTGCAGGAGCAGTAAAGTAGTCAGCCATTACCTGCTCTCTTTGCTGGATTATATCTTTGTTATAATCGAGTTTTTTCTGAAGAGCTTCTTTCAGTTTATATGGCAGTGTGGAACTTCCACCAAGAAGCTCGGCATATTTTTTTCCTGCCTGCTCCATCTCAGCTTTAGGAACAGCTGTTCTCTTTTCGATTTCGGTAAGATAATCTTCAACTGCCATTATAGAACGCTACCCCAATTAGGAACCTGATAATATTTTCCCATACCATACAGGTACTGTTCAAGTGCTTCTCCCCTCAGTTTCTGTACTTGACCAGCAATTGCCGCTTCCTTTTCACGCTCAATATCGCGTCTCTTTCTCCCTGCCTCTTTTCTCAAGTCAAAGATGCTTCTTCCCGCTTCTTTCTCCACACCAGTAGTTTTATAACGATACCTTCTTAAATAATCTTGGATTCCCTTTTCATAATCTGTTTGAGCCTCAATTTCACTTAACTTCCTTCTTCCAGAGAAGTAAAGTCCTCTACCAGAATAACCCTCCTTGATTCCTCTGACAAGGCGGTCAAGATTTGTTTTTTCTCGCTCAAGGAAGTAGTCTTTTTGGGCAGTGAGCTCTTTTAACAATTCAGTTTTATCCTCGCCAACCCGCCGTTTTTGTTCTTCAATATCTGATAAATAGTCTGATAGGATTTCCTCGTAATATGGAGAGAATTCCGCCTCTGCCAACTCCCTCGCCGCTGCTTCGTCAAAAGTAAATGGATTCTCTTCCATATATTTTGCTGGCGGTTTTGGCAAAGTTTCAACAATACTATTTATATATTCTTCCGCAGACGGATAATCAGGAAGGTTTACCTGAGAGTTAATATAATCCTGCCATTTTTTTGCTCCCTGTTCACGCCAATCTGCCTCAGCTTCTACCCTACCCCAAGCTGGGTAAATTGTTCTATATACTTCCTCGTTAAAGGGAAAAGGTGGTGCCATATTACTATGTCGTTGTACTTGTACTAGTTGACGTGGTAGTTGAGGTGCTTGTGCTAGTTGTTGTATAGCTCAAGTCCCCCCACTTGCCAGTCTCATCTATATAAATTTTAACCTTTTTATTTGTTTTGTCAAAATATACTAGCCCCTGTTCTCCGAGAGGAACATGCCTATCGTCATATCCCTTAAGCCTTAACGGTCTACCCATAGTCGTATCGTCGATGAAATCTTCCAGCTCTCTAATTTTATCACCTCTCTGACGAGAAGGCTTTCTTAAAAAATTGTCAAACTTCTTTCTCCAACTCATATCACCTCCGTTGTCGGGGTATAGAAAATATCCCACCCCAAAACTTTAGCGTTTTTCCCTGTTCCATTATCAATTCCCTTAAACCTAATTCTGTTTGCTATGGTGCCACGCTTGAAATTATAAATAATATTTTCGCCATCAACTCTATATGGAACAGCTGGCATCCACGGCTTATCGTCAATGCTGTAATATAATCTTATTCTTCTAGCATTCCTCAGATAGAATTTAACTGCCTGCAATTCCCCCTTCAAATGAATGCCAGCAAAGTAATAGTTGGGCGACTCGAACATTGCTGTAATCGCTGATCCGTCTTGAGTTGTCGTGCTTTTATCTAACATAAACACTTTTCCAGTGTTATCTCCAAAGAAAATCATGTCTTCGGCAGATGCCAAACCATCATAGAAGGTATCGGCATCATCGTAAGTAACTGAAGAATCATCATAGTCAACTTCGGAACGGTCGTAGCGATAAGTAGCAAATACAAGAGGACTTTTGTTTAGGGATCTCTCAGCCCATCTCATTTTCGCAACGTCAAGGTCAAGAACACAATTCTCAACCTTTAGTCCAGTTCTAGTGTTATTAATGTCGCCGAGATAAATGATGTAGTGATCATTGTCGGTATAAGCACAAACCCTATCAAGATTTACTGCCGACACCCCCTCAATAAATTCATCAACAGGACGGGATAATTTAACCACCTCGTTATATCTAACTCCATATATTCCTGTCTTATGGAAATAGATTGTCCAGTCTAGAACATTCTGAATGCTCCTGTGAGAGTTTGTCCCAACTGCACCAGGAAACTGGTAAAGAGTATTGGTGTCGTATCTCCAGAGAGTATTTTCTTTGAAGATAAGCAATCGGTCGAAATTTTTGCCTACTCCCATAATCTGGTCTCCGTCCTTGGGAGAAACATCGAACCACTGACCATCCGAGGACATATCCCAAGTAATATGGTAACTATCATCGGGAAGAGAAGAGTAAGCCACTCTTGACTGATGAGCAGTTCCAGAAACATCAAGGTTAAGCAAATAAAGCCTGTCTCTATACGACATTATATATTTTGACTTTGGAGCTCCCGTTACATTCGTTGTTGTATACCAAGTGCTTCCATCATAAAATCTGGTAGCGTCGGAGTAGTTAACCATAAATAAACCATCAAGAAAGTTAGCAAATTCTGCCTCTGCTCCAGAAGAGAGAGAAAGCCCTTCGGCATTCCAGGAGTTACTTCCCGAATCATAGACATATACATCAGAGCTTCCTGTACTCAAATCAACTACAGCTAGTTGCTTCTTATTTGAGCCATAATAAAATGGAGTTAGTCCGAGAATAGAAGTAGCATTAGTAATATTGCTTCCTCTTTGAACATAACCGTACGTTTTTTTTAATCCTCCAATATCATCAAGACACCAATTAGCAAGACGCCGAAACTCGTCTTTTGCTTGAAGGAATTCGGAGACAGCCCTATTCAAGCCGCCCGATAGATCACGAACAGAATATATTTTCCAATTGACTACCATTGTTTTTTACCAATATTTTTCACGCTCACTGTCTGAATAAACCCTTCTACTGCCAAACATTCTCTCCATTGCTCGCCTTCCCTGCCAAACCTTCAGGGAACGGGGATGAGACACTTTTGGTCTCATTTGTTCAAGAACCTTCAAAGAGTTAGCAAATTCTGTTAACCATTCTTGTGCCTTATTCAAATCATCTTTCGTCCTCCACGCCTGGGCTACAGCATAATTTATGTATAAATCTGGCAAGGGAACAGGAACAGTATCGCTGTAACTGTCAACATCACTTGGTTTCTTAAAGTAGACAAGAGTTAAAGTATAACCAGCAGTTTCTGGAGTTGGACCAACCTTTATTTTATTGTTTACCCAGTCAACAGTATAATGAACTAAATCATCATCATTCTCTGCATTTTTATCCCGATATTCGTAATTAAATCTCGTTTCATTGAGATATTTCAAGTAATATTCAACGTCTGAAGAGCCATCATCATAGCGGTATTTTAATCGATGCACCCTCTCGCAGTCAGAGGGAAGGTCATACTCACTAACCCCTGCTTCCGTATCGAATTGGTATTCCGTTTTAAGAAACCACCATCTTCTATTCAGTCCCTTAACAATATCAGTTACCGAGTTAAAGTCTCTGATTATGTCTTCATCAGAAACTGCCTGGGCATTCTCGTCTTTAGCAAATCTTCTCACCTGACTGATTAGCGAACCAACCTGGAGCCTGTTTAATCCTGTTCCTTCTACAGTATCAGACCAGGCAGAGTATGTTCCTGTAGCAGAATTATAGTAGCGGCTACGATAGTAGTATGTTGACTCTCCTGCCTCGTGAATGTAAGTCGTTTCATCTTGTCGCCAATCAAAGTCTACTTGAGTAGCCAAATTTTGCCAGCTGCCCTCCTCAGAAGTCTTATACTGAATATCGAATTTATCCCACAAAACCTTTTGAACAGATTCCCCTGCCTCGTGGTTAAAATTCAATGCCGTTATTGTTAGAGTTGTGCTATTAGAAGGAGTAGCTGTTAAGTCTGTTACTTCGCTCTTTTCATTTCCTTTTCCCCCAACAAAAATAAGGTCATTGTTGGCAAATCCAGCACTATCCTCAACCGTTAAAGAAGTTCCGCCTGTATATT